CTCCCGTGCCGGGGGGCACCGTGGTGGTCACGTTGGCGGACTCCACCTGGAAGCCGAAGTTGGAAAGCCCCTGTATCTGGGTCTGGACGGTGCTGATGGCAAGTGCTGCCTGCTGCTGCACGGTGTTCTTGAGCCGCATCAGGTTGGAGGCTGCCTCATTGCACCCCAGCATCGCCATCTGCACGGGGATGCTCTGCCCCTGGATGTCCGGCCTGCCGAGGTAGGCGACCGGGTCGAGGACCCCTCCCGGCCAGCCGTTGCTGTCCGGGTCGACCGAGGCGGAGGCGTTGGAGTACACGACCACTGGGGCGACCGGAATCTTGAGGAGGGGGGAGCCTGGGGTCCAGGCACGGCTGCGGCTGTTGGCGTCCGTCTTGACGGTGTTGTAGGCGGAGGGGTCGCCGAGCGGGTCTATGGCAGAGTCCAGGGACGCCTCGTAGGCGCACACGAACTGTACGACATAGGGGTCCAGCAGGAGGAGGCTCTGGAGGTTGCCGTTGAACTCCCGCCAGAACTGGGTGAACCTGTCCACCGGGGCGGCGATGGCGAACTGGTCGTAGGTATAGCGCCACTGGGGATGGACGCTCTGGAAGGAGGTGTCTAGCTGTATCCTCCTGTCGGCCACGGGGATGACCTGCTGGAGGACCTTCCCTATCGCCGAGGGGAAGGTACACTGCACGGGGTAGGCCGCTTCCCCCTCCCCCAGCGTTATGGTGGTGGTAGAGGTATAGTCTATGGCCACGGAGGCATAGTCGAGGTCCGTGCCCGTGAAGCCCCCGGTGTAGTTCAGGTCGGCATGGGCGTCCCAGCGGGTGTTGCGTGGGTAGCCTAGTATGGCGGCCTCGACGTAGGACAGCTTCCATAGCGTGGTGCCCTGGGCAAGGGGGGTCATCCCGGCCAGGGCCGTAACGAGGGGGATTGCCTGCGGCCCGGCATTGAGCACGGTGCCCGGGAGCGCCCTGTTCCAGGGTATGGGGCTGCCCGCCAGGTAGTCCAGGGAGGGCTGCACATACTGCTGGTAGGCCGCCTGGAAGTTGGCAATCCACTGGCCGAGCCTCCCTCCCCTTGCCCCGCCTACGTAGAACAGCCATGCGGAGGTGAGGTAGGGGTCGTACCCGCTGTCCACGACCGCCCCCAGCGTCACGTAGCGGAGGAGGTCGGCCCTCAGGTTGGCCTGGCGGGTGCCAAGGTCGGGGCTAGGGTAGTCCGGGTCCGCAGGCTCGACCACGTCCCTGCCCAGGCTGGGCACCAGGCTGACGATGTTGCCCTGGTAGGTGTCGGCAGGCATCCGGTAGGCCGAGATGACCATGTTGGGGTTGGGCAGGCTGCCCAGCATGGAGGGTGTGGGGGCCGTGGTGCCGCCCGTGCCGCTGGATATCCCGGCAGTGCCCGTGCCGCCTGCCCCGGAAGGGCTGCCCGTGGCGGAGGAGGTGGACTGCGGGTTGAAGGGGTAGGGGTAGCTCGGGTCGCTGGTGAAGTAGGGCTTGTTGGTCGTGGACTGCATCCTCTGGACGAACGCCGGGTCGCTCAGGTTGGTGCCCGTGTCGGGGATGAGGCCCCCGAGCGGCGGGTCGAATATCGGGGTGCCCCACGTCAGGCCGTTGTAGCCGGAGACATGGCTGGGGAAGTTCCTGAGCACGTTGACGTTGGGGACATGGAGCTGGCACTGCCCGAAGGCGAAGTTCATGTCGAAGCTCAGGTGCGGCACGAAGGAGGAGAGCGGGAAGAAGTTGAACCCGTTCCAGTGCCATATGCCGTCAGCGAACATGTTGGGGATGGCGGGGAGGTCGGGGAGCGCCCAGTTGCAGATGTCGTGCAGCAGGGAGGCGATGGCGTTCAGGTTCGCCTGGATGTTGGCGAGGATGTTGCGCTCCATGGACTGGATGATGCCGACGTTCTGGACCATCGCCTGGATAAGGCCCGTAATCTCCTGCTGGAGCTTGGCTATCTGGTTCATGTAGCTGATGATGTCGTAGCCGTACTTAATGGCACGCCAGGGGTTGTCGAGCTTGCCGTCCGTGCAGGTCTTGATGTGGTTGAAGAGCTGCTGGATATGCCGGTTGAGGCCGTTGCGCCTCTGGATGAGCCAGTGGTTGGCGTCCGTGATGCTGGTCTCCAGCGCCCGCCCGTCCTCCATGCTCTTGTGGTAGAGGCTCTCGACGGTCTTGTCCCCCAGGGGGTTCCAGTTCTGGACCTTCTTCTTGGCCTTGATGGGCCAAATCTCGGCGTTCTTCAGTGCTTGCGTGAATCCGCCCATGTTCTCCTATGCCAGCAGCGGGTCCAGGCCCGGGTCCGGCGATGCCTGGTACGGGTAGCTTATCCCGTTGTTCTGGATGTCGGGTGCCTCGGTGGTATGCAGGCTCAGCGCCACCTCGTGTATGGTCTGGGCAGTCGAGACGCTGGCCACCTTCGCTATCTTGCGGTAGTTGGTGCATTCCAGGATGTAGTCCCCGGTCACGTGCTGGTGGAAGTTCCCGTACACCATCAGGTCCACGTCCCCGTTTACCTCCAGCCGCAGGCCCTTCTTGGCGTTGCTCTTGCCGATGGTCATCTCGACGCCGCCGTCCAGCGCCCCCGTCAGCGACCTGCCCTGCTTGTCCTTGCCGGCCGCCACCACGATGCCGCCGTCCAGGTCCAGCATGAGGGACTGCCAGGAGGCCGGGTTCTTGCCGATGCGCACCAGGGCGTCCCTGACCAGGTGCAGGTCGAGCGACTCCCCGTGGGCGTCCATGCTGGGGGGGACGGGGTTGCCGAGCCAGTCGTTGTAGGGCACGAACCCCCTCCCCTGGGGGGAGCCGGACCGGGAGAGGTCGTGGAACCTGTAGGTAGGGTCCCCCGGCGCATAGGCCGGCCGCCCCGGGCTGTGGGAGTTCTTGGCGGTGGGGTCGAACTGCTTGCCCGGCCCGTCCGAGTAGCCGTTCATCAGGTGCCGCCTCTGCACGGAAACCCCGTCCTTGCGTGCCCCCAGCCTGGCTACTATGGCCCCGTCCGTGGCCAGCCTCAGGCTGATGCTCTCCATGCCTGTCTTGTTCTCCAGGTCGCCTGCGTCCCCCGGCCCCGCCTTGGGCTTGGCCCAGTACTGGAGGGCCCTCTTCTGGACGGCGTCGCTGTTCTGCCTGCTCTGGGTAAGGACCTTGCGCCCGGAGTCCGGCAGGCTGGCGTCGTCGCTACCCAGGCGCAGGACGGTCTGGCCCATCGCCTGGAGGTCTACGGAGTCCTCCTCGTCCCGGTTCTTGCCGACGACGAGCTTCAGGCTCCCGACCAGGTGCCCCTCCACGCTCCTGCCCGCCCCGTGCGGGTGCTCGTAGGGGGGGCTGAACTTGACGTTCTCCTTGGGGATGGTGCTGCCCACCTCGAAGGTCAGCATCCCCTCCTTGGCGACCTCCCAGCGGGTGGTGTTGTACTCGCTCGGGAAGCGGGTAGAGTAGCACGCCGCCGCCAAGCGGGCCTCGGCATGGTCCGTGGAGTCGGCAGCAGGGTTGTACCCGCTCTGGAAGTCCGCCCCGAACCTGCCGTCATGGGTAAGGGCCGACAGCACGGGCTTCAGGACCTTGCCGTAGGTGCCCTTGTCGAACCTGTTCCAGCCCACGAGGGTGCCCTCGGCATGCTCCACGACAAAGCCCTTGCGGGCCGGGGTGGCCCCCTCGCCCAGGGTAGGGCCCACGGGGTGCTTGGAGGTGTCGGTGGGATGGTCGAAGTCCTGGTCCGCCAGGTAGGTGGCGCTGTCCACCTGGAACTTCCCCTGGGCGGTGAGGGTGGTCCTCTTCCACGGGTCCTGGGTGGTACCGAGGACGTGGTCCAGGAGGTCGGTCTGCATGACCTCGGGCGGGAGGGGGTAGTCGAGGGCGAACTCCTGAACACGGAGCACACGCTCCGTGAAGGGCAGGACGTCCTGCTTGCCGCCCAGGTACCTGTCGGATAGCTTGGCCCCCGGCTGGAGGAAGACGGCATACTCCCTGGAGCCGTCAGGCATGGTCGTTGGGGAGACTCCGTCAGCGTCCGGGCGCACGGCAGGGCCCTCGAACCTCGGCCCGGCGTCGGAGTAGTCCACGTGCCTGGAGGTGACGGTGCTCCAGGTACGGCGGTGGGGGTCCACTGCCTCCCGGTCGAGGCCACGGGAGGACCTGTCCCATCCGGGGTTGTACCTCTCCGTGTAGCCGTCCATGCTGGAGGACGACCGCTGGCCGGGGTAAGCCTTCCTGAAGTTGCCCCGCTTGCGCTCGTTGAGGCCGGGGATTGTGTCATAGTCCTTCCTGGCTATGGCGTCCATGGCCTGCTTGGCATGGGAGACCGTCCAGGTAAGGACGGCTATCTGGGAGTGCCCCCCCACGTAGAAGATGGGGACGCACAGGCACGTGGACCCCTCCTCGGGCATCTGCACGTCGGTGGACTCGTAGGTGCTGTGGGAGGCGGGGAGGATGCCTACTTCACGGTAGACCACCCTGGTGCGCAGGTCCTCTACGGTGCATACGTGCCGCTCCCAGTCTACGGACATCACCGTCCCCAGGAAGACGGCGAACTGCTCCATGTCCCTGGTATGGGCGGATACGGGTTCCCTGTAGTTCAGCTCCATGGCGCTATCCTGCTAGCGGCGTGCCTTCCTCCAGGGGTATGCTGAATGCCCCCTGCTGCTGCCCCTCCCCCTGTTCCTGCGGGGGGAGCGGGTTGGGGGAGGCCGTGGTCTCTGCCCCCTTCAAGGTCTGCTGGTTGGGCAGGGAGGTCCCGCCTGTGATGAATACTCCCAGGCGGCTCTCTATGGTGTTGAGTTCCGATACCTGGTTCTGCATGTCCGGCTGGCTCATGTTGGTCAGGGAGGTGTCGTTGCCGACGTCCCCCGGCTTGGGGGTGAGAAGCTCTATGACTGAGTCCATCTCCACGGAGTCGTACCCCGAGGCCTGCTGGCCGTTGACGGTGCTCTTGAACTGCTGGTTGAGCGCCCTGTCGAGGTTGCTGCTCATGTCGTTGGAGGTGGGGGTGGCCAGCCCTGCGAAGAGGAAGACGTTCATCGCCTGCACGGTGCCCGCCCCCTGGAGGTTGGAGGTCTCGGAGAGTATGCCCAGGCGGGACTCCCTGACAGCGGTGTTGACGTCTATCCACCTCCCCCACGGGAAGGGCGTGATAAGCTCGTACCCCTTCTCGTCGGTATAGGGCTGGCAGGTCAGAATCTTCTTGAAGTAGAAGGTGTCGATGCCGTGGGGCATCCAGTTGTCTGCGCTGAAGAAGGGCTTCCCGACGACGAGGGTCGGGGAGGAGGAGCCGCCGACTTTGGTGTCGCCCGAGGTGGTGGTATCGTTCTGGATGCGGAAGCTCTTGGTGGTGGTGTCGAACCTCGTGGCATAGAGGGACCCCAGCTTCTCCTTCTGCTGCATGATATACTCCCACTCCTGGGGGTAGAAGGGCGTGCCGGGGGGCTGCTTTATGGTGGTGGGGTTGCCCTTGAGGTCCACCATCGGGTCGGTGGACTCGGTGCCCGTGCCGCCCATCCCCGAGGCCGTTCCAGGGGAGGTCTGGGAGGAGGACTGGGAGGGGGGGTTGGAGGTGCTGCCCCGGCTCTGGGAGCCGGTGGTCCACTGCATCACCAGGTTGCCCTGGCTGGTATAGGTGATTACCTGCCTCTGGGTGCCGTCCGAGCCTGTTATGCTGGAGTATCCGGGGAGCAGGGGGCGCTTACGGACGGTGTCCAGGACGATACGCATGTTGGCCGCCCCGCCCTGCTGGTAGGAGATGCTCACGGTCTTTATGTACCCGTACATGTCCCTGTGGGGGATGTACATCGGGAAGCCGAGGCGTATCTCGGGGCGGAGGGGGATGGTGAACGAGTAGGTCCTGTACCCCCTGTTGGCCCGGTTAAGCTCGCTCACGGCATAGGTGTACATGGCGAAGTCGTCCCCGGACCCCAGGAACGGGAGCTGGCGGGCAGGCTGCTCACGCAGGCCGAACTTGGACAGCTTGGCGATGTCGATATGCTCTGCCACCGGCAGGATGTTGGTGGCCGCCCCGAAGTGGTAGTTGGGCAGCCAGTCCGGCTGGATGGTCATGCGGGTCACCCTGACGCCGGCCTCGTCCTCGGTCTCGCTCTCGTCCTCAATCTCGCTGAGGTAGGCCACGAAGGGGTTGGCGTCCTCCCGTATGTAGCTGGCTGCGCTGGTTGCGCCGGGGGTCCCCGAGCCTCCCGTGCCCGGGGAGTTGGCCCCGGTCCCCAGGTTGGTGACGTCCAGGTTGTAGAAGGGGGGCTTGAAGATGATGGCCCCGTCCAAGTCCTGGTAGCCCTCGTAGGAGATGAGGTTCACCAGCGCCCTTATACGCTCCAGGCGGGATATAATCTTGCCGTTCAGCAGGTTTATCTGCCCCACCTGCATGTCGGGCAGGTAGCGCCTCATTATGGTGACGTAGAAGTCCTGGTCGGCGACCTGCTCGGCCACGGACTTCTTCGGGACCTGGCTGTTCCTGGAGGAGCGTATGGAGGCCGCCATCTGCCCTACCGCATCGTCGGAGGGCTTGGTGAAGACGGTGTTCAGGGCGGCGGCGTCGTAGTTGAAGACGGAGTCCTTGAGGCTGTAGCCCAGTATCCTGACGTCCCGCATGATGTTGGTAAGGATGGCCTGCCACTTGTTGATGTACCCTGCCGTCACGGCGTCGGTCCAGTCCGACCCCCTGTCGAGCGCAGCCTGCTGGATGGCGTTGAGCTGGAAGCCCGCCGGGGTGACCGCCCGCAGGAAGGTGTCGGCGAGCGCCTGGTAGGGGTTCATCATGAACTGGTTGGTGTTCATGGGGACGGCGGGCAGGGGGGAGTTGGTCAGCAGGGCAGGGCCCAGGTCTATGTACATCAGGTCGAGGAAGTGCAGCACCCCGACGCAGTTGACGGCTATCTGCAAGGCGGTACCGGTGTCGGTGTGGGAGACG